CATGATGGCGAAGACAATCAGCAGCCGAGCATCATAGTAACAAAAGGCTTGACAGGTTGATAAAACTAGTGTATAATGTTAAGTATATGGTGAAGGTTCAACGACTATCCGTGAAGACGGAGTACACCTAAGTAGGTGGAAGTACAGGGAACCCTGAAATGGGTTATGATATAGTCTGGTCTATATAGAAATATATAGCTGTGAGGTTAAAATGTATTTATTGTATTCTATTTATAATAACGAATCTGGTAGTATGTATATTGGTATGACTTCTAAGAGCATTGCTCAAAGATGGTCTGGACATAAACATGCTGCAAAGATTGGTAAGAAATCTAAACTCTACGATGCTATGCGTAGTTATGGGCATGGTGTTTTTAGTTTAGCTGAGATCGCGTCTTATCAATTTAAAGAAGACTGCTGCAAAGCAGAAATAGATGCAATTAGATTTAATCAAGAAATTGGTATGAATTTATACAATTTAGCTGAAGGTGGTGAAGGCGGCTTTAATATTACTAATGTCGAAGAGTGGAAAAAGAAACTCAGTATATCACGACAAGGTGGTAAGCCGTTCCAAGGAAGGTCCCATACAGAAGAGACTAAACGGAAGTGTGGAGAAGCTGCTAGAAAGTATCACCAATCACGGGCCAAGAATAACGACCTTGGTTGAACATAAACGTAAGCCTTCCGGTACAGTCAGCCAGTTGGTGGACAGTGCTAGTGGCATACATGCTAGACACAATCCTTATTATGTACGACGCATTAGAATGGATAAGAAAGACCCAATCTACTCCTTCCTAAAAGACTCTGGTGTACCTGTAGAGGATGAAGTATTCAGGCCAGATAGTACAGCAGTCTTTTCTTTCCCTATTAAAGCACCAGAAGGAGCAGTATGTAGGAAAGATATTACTGCACTAGAGCAATTAGGACTCTGGCTTATTTACCAGAGGCATTGGTGTGAGCATAAACCTTCTGTTACTATTTCTGTTAAAGAAGAAGAATGGCCAGAAGTAGGAGCGTGGGTATATAAGCATTTTGATGAGATATCTGGTATTTCTTTCTTGCCTTTTTCAGATCATACTTATCAACAAGCACCATATACAGACTGCTCTAAAGAAGAATATGAACAACTACTATCATTAATGCCAGAGATTGATTGGTTGAAGTTCATTGAAGAGGAAGACAACACAGAAGGGACACAAACTTTGGCGTGTAGTGCTTCAGGAGGATGTGAAATTTGATTACAGTATCAGTAGAACCAATCTTAGGAGTGTGTTTGGGTATCTCTCTTCTTGAAGATGAAGAAGTAAAAGCCTTATGTATTGAGATCTTTATTCTTCGTATTATGTTTGTGTGGGATAAAGACGAAGAGGAGTAATAAAAAGTTAAGCCCCTTTTTGAGGGGCTTTTCTTTTGGTTATTCTTTAGTAATAAACAACTGCTTCTCCAACATTCGTCTCTTCAATAAAGCACTAACAAATTTTCCATTATCATTAGACCACCTTTGGAATTGGTTAGCTGCCCCTTCGTAATCTCCTGCATTTAATAGTCTCAATAATGTAGACCCTTTAAAAGCAGAACATCCCAAGTTGTATATAAAACTAATAAGAGCATCAAATTGATTTTGATTTAATTGTACCTTAACAAAGTTATTAACACAGCTTTCTGCTATATTAATATCTTTATATAAGAGGGCAGTTGCTTCTTGAATTGAAAGAGAGACAAACTTTTCCCCCGGTAATACCATATGTCCATAACCAATAGTGGCAACTCCTCCAGTATCATTATAGACTTTAGAACGAAATCCCTCTCGTAGTTTGAGGAACATAATTCCTTTTGATGAAGTTTTCATTTATTAAAATGTCCGAAAGTAAAATATATTAAGGCTCCCATAACTGCCCAAAATACTTTGTCTATAATACCCCGTCCAATACCTTTAGAGATTGAGCTCATAAACTCTTGAATAGAAATATTAACAATCTCTCTAATCTCATCCTTCTGTTTCTCATCCATATCCTACTCCTATGAAAAAAACTCTTCCCAACGAAAGGCAACTTGAACATCACTAGCTGCGGAACTTGTACCAGTTATGGTCATTACCTCACCCGGAAGTAATTCTAGATGAATATGTCCAATACCGATATCAAAAATAATTTGATCTACTTTAGCCATAGGTACAGGAAGTTCTAATGTCCCCCCAGAAAAAGCAGCAGCAGTTGTGTCAATTGCCATAATAGAATTAGCAGTATCAATATCATTAAATGTAACTTCTGCCAGCTCTTCATTAAAACCTGGGTTACCCTTACTATATTGAACTGTAGCAACATTAAAGGTATTAAATGACGAAGAGATAATATTATTGCGTACTATATGCATAGTACTTGTTAGAACATGATAACTTCTAAATGGCTTAATCATTCCTTTGTCTTTAGCTACTGTTTTGAGAACTGATTTCAACCATTCTTCTCTTTGTTCTTCATCTAGTTTGACACCTTCACTTTGAAGTCTAGCCTGAACCTCTTCACCTATCGTGCGAAAACTGACACTTCCATCCATTAATTGATCCAACAGTTTTGCTCTTGGATCAAATCTATCAAGTTCTCCTTTAATAAAATCCCCAATTGTTCTACCAAGTTCATCTTCTTTAAACGTTGGATCTCTTGCAAAATACATTTGATCTGGTATACCAAAAAACATTGTCATACGAGGACCATATTTACCATCATATGGCACAGCTTGAGCTATATAACCAGGATGACGCAATGTCATTTCTTGAAATACTTCCCAGGTATTTGTCTTATACATTATATATTTTGGAGTTTTATCAAATATACCAAAGATACCTTTACCTGTTGGTGCCCAGATATTATCGTCCTGTGGAGATTCGACTCGACGCCAATCATTTCTAAGAAGAGATCTAGCTGTATTGCCAGTTGCCGTACCAGGCTCCCATCGACCAAAATGTACTACTTCTGGCAAGCTCATCAATTCTTCCAAAATATTACAGGTTCTACCAGAACCACTAAGCCAACCACCAAAGTTCTTCACATCTCCTTGAATAGTTTGTACTAGTTCAATAGCAAAGCTTTGACAAATAATAGTTACAACATCATCACCTTCACTAAATTCAATATCAACAATCACACCATTGAATACTTTTTCTAGATCCTCTGGGTTGTTACTATAACCAAGACGAAGCTGAACTTGAGTTCCAGACTTGAGCATTAAAGATGCAACAGGATTTTCTTGTGCTGTATTTACCTTGGAAAGATCTAGAGACCCAGGCTTTTCTTGAGTAATATTACCCTGTGTGTCTCTGGGTTTTTCAGCCTCTTTATCATTTTGGAATCTTCTGTTACTTAGAATACCAGATGTATTTGTTAGTTCTATAATACACAAATCAGAAGCAATTTTTCTATTTCTAATAACAGCTATATCTCTAATAGCGCTATAGGAAAAGAAATCATCAAATTTGAAATATTTTCTTTCGCCAAGGTCAGATTCTATAAAGTAGAGCTTAAATGTAGGGAATGCTCTCATAAGATTATAGCCTTGACTTGTTTTCCCATCCTTGATCAGTTGTTCTATACTTTTAGTAAGAAGCGATTCGTTCTGTGGTTCTATATTAGCGATTGGTCCTTGTAGCTTCTCATCATAGCCAAGAAGAATAGGATATGGATCTATTGCTGTCCCATTATTATGAATCTCAAAATGCAGATGTGGTCCACTACCTATACCAGTCGAATCAATATTAGCAATATGTGTACCACTGGAAACCCTCAAATTTCTATCTTTTTCCTGTTGTGAGATATTTGCAAACTCTCCTCTTCCATACATAATATCTGAATATCTTTTTATTACTTCATCCCAATTAAGATGAAAATAACGGGTCTTCCATCCATTGCCATGATCAACTTCAATCCAGATACCTTCACCACCGGGTTTTATACCAAGCTTAGTCTCAAGAGCAGAATATGAAACAGTAATAATACTTCCATCTGCAGAGGCGAAAACAGGTCTACCATATGAGCTTTTATGGTCCTCACTACTAAAATCTACTCCTCTATGTGGTCTGACAACTGGTGAAGCATCCGTATTTCTTAGAGTTGGGTGTTGTCTCTGAGGATTAAATGGACTAGTGACACGTCGAGTACCTACATCTGTTGGCCAATCGAACTGTGGTCTTTTCTTCGGATCATTTACTGATGGAGGAAGATATTTATTTGGGGCTAGGAATTCTATGGA